CCAAGAATCTAAAGTTCCTACATCTATCGGCTCAATCGTTGCGTGAAACTCTGCTGCAAATCCGGTAAGCAATGGTGCAACTTTTTCAGCGCATCGCAGCTTGATTTTTGTGCCTTTGACTGGGTAGGACTTAATGCCAATCTCAGCAGGATCTTTGCTTGCTGGCCAACCGTTATCAGATTTGAGGGGTGTGGTCGGCATTACTGCAATCCCATTGGCAGGTTGATTCATTGACGGTCGCTTCACTGTGGCATTTTGGCGGAATAAATGCATCGCGCTCAAAATCAAAGGTATAACCCAATCCTGCATAATTTTTTCGAAAGCCATTGATTCGTGCATTGTAAGAGGTACGCACCCATTGTTCGCCGGTTTCGACAAGCATACGATCTGCGAAAGTATCCTCGTCTGAATCCATAGTAACAATTACTGAGGTAACAATTCCGTTTTCTATTTTTGCGTGATGTGCCATTAGAAGGTAATCGTTCCTGCGCTGGACGCTGTGATTTGATAAACCCGATAGCCTGAGCGCGTTGGCTCGGTGTAAGTTAAATTAGTAAGTGTTGCAGCCCTAAAAGTATCGGCGTAAGCAATTATGACAATCCCAGATGCTCCGGCGCCTCCAAATCCTCCGCCTGAATTAGGATCATAACCCGAACCCCCGCCGCCCGAACCTGTGTTTATTGTTCCGGTTCCACCTGTACCGTCAGGGGAATTGCCACCTGCACCACCGCCGCCTGTTCCACCTGCACCACCGTTATAGGTTGCATTGTATCCACCACCGCCACCGCCACCACCTGCGCGAGTTGTCGCTGTACCGTTAATACTCGATGAAGTTCCGGCTCCACCGGCTCCACCGGTTCCATTGCTTAAACCGTTTGCGCCTACTGCCCCAGCGCCACCGCCACCTGCGGGGGTGTAAGGACTTGGAAAATATGCTTGACCGCCATTATTACCTTGGGCTGGTGAAGGAGTAGCAGTACCGCCAGAACCTTGTGCGCCGCCATTACAACCGCCACCACCGCCTGACCCGCCGTTAGCACCGTTTACATTTTGTGCACCGCCGCCGCCACCGCCCCCTGTGCTGGTAATCGTGCTGAATACGCTGTTTTCTCCTGATACGCCTTTTGCTTGTTCTGTAACCGAACCTGCGCCACCTGCGCCAATAGTTACGGTATTGGCTACGCCACCGGTTACCGCAAAAGATGCATTGGTTAAATATCCACCGGCTCCACCGCCACCGGCTAAGTTATACCCGCCACCACCACCGCCGGCAATAACTAAATACTCAACTGTAGAAGGTGCTGATAAAGGTGAAAGGCTACTGATGGCACCCGCTGCTATTGCGCCGATCATTATGCTATTGCACCAAAAATACGCCAAGTGTTAGCAGCTACTCGCACGCATTGTAAAACTTTGTGCTGGGCTAGAGTAGGGGCGGCTGAAACCGCTCCTGCTGAACTCAAGGTCACGCCTGCGCCTGCCGCCATCGTCAATAAACCCGCCCCCGTATTGATTATAGTAATTGCTGAACCAACTACCGCCTCAGTTAAAGTGCTATCAGGCGCAATGGTCACGGTCTTAGTTGAGGCGTTGCTGGTTTGAATCATTACCTGATAAAGATCGCTGTTCGCTGTTGTATAGGTTGCACCGCTTTGAGTTGTAATCGTAAACGCAACTAAATTATTGAACATTTCGGCACTCAAAACTGTGCCTGTAACTGCGGGTATGCCTGTTGCCATTTAATGCTCCTTTGTGGTTAGTATGATAGTACCGAAGTGCCCAAAATCCCGTATTGACTTGACCCAATAATGAAGGCATCAATAATAGGTTCAAGGGTTGTAAAAGTAGTTACCCAATTATTGGGCGTAACATTGTGCGATACTCCAAAAATCTGCAAAGTTTTGTCAAGAGTGCTGGTTCCACTAGCTGCTGGCTGTGTGCTCTTTACCGTAATTGGGTCAAAGTAATCCAACTCCAATGCAGCTGTAACACCGGCCGTGCTGGTCGTGTTCAGGTTTAGGCTTAACTGATCGGTGCGCACGCTAGTTGCCTGCCTGCTGGCAATGTACGCCCTGACATAATTGAGCGCAACGGCATCGGTTTCCATAATTAGATTTGTACGGTTGTAAGAGTGTTTAAAATAAAGGGCAATACTTTCGGCATTTTCGGCTGTTTGAGCCGTGCCACCAATACGGGTAACACTGCCAGAGTTGTAAACAAGATCATCATTAAATAAAAATTTAACCTGTGAATATGGAATCCCGCTGTTATCGTCTGCAAAAATTGTTGGTGTACCAGCAATGCTAGACTCAGTAAATGAGCGATCTTGAAAAACCATATTGCCACTCGCATCAATGTAAAGTGCGCCATATTCCGAATCGGTGCACTGTTGCAATTTGGCAAGGGCTGTAGCAGAGGCAACCGGATTTGCCTGCACTGTGGTTGAACCGGCATCTATATCGCGCATTGAGGCTGGCCAATCAATTGCATCAAGTATTTGCCCAATGCGTGTGCCAGATAGATCACCAGCTGCTGATCCTGCAACGGTTGTAAGCGTGGCAAGGTTGGCAAGTCTAAAACCATCAACTGCTGTAATTGTGGTTGTGCTTACAATTCCTACATCTCGGCTTTGTTGGTAATTAAATCCAGTTGTGTAACCTGCAAACATTGCATAAATATCGCCGGTGCTTGGATCAGTGCCAGTAATTGTGATCTTGCGCAAAGGTTGGATTAAACCAAAATAAGGGCTGGCCGTATTTTCAGGGTTGAACGCACCTTCTTGGTCTGCAATAACTACACTGCAAGTGCCGGTCTGAAACACATCGCTAAGTGCATTGCGGCCTCTTTGTATGTTAACCGCCTGCACTGTGTCAGAAACATCGGCTGTAACGGTAACGCTATCGGCCAAGATATTAACGCCAAGCACACCAGATCCAATAATCATTGCCTGACCAAATGACGGACCACTTGAAAAGTTAAGGATTACCGCAATTGCTGGCAGGGTCATTCTCCACCGGCTAAACCTGTGTAACTGTATCCATTTCGGTTGCCTTCACCAATTGTTTGTTGCACAAAAGTTGCCATCTCTTGAGCGTTGCCTATAAATCCTAATTGTGGAAAGTTCATATTTACTGTCGTGGTTGTGCCTTGCCCTGCGATTCCGGCTTCCATTCTGGCATTAGCTGCACTTAATCCAGAAAGATCAAAGTTTAAATAACTTAAATCAGTAAGAGTGCTTAAATCAAAGGGGGTGGGCACATCAGATTTACCCGCGCCGCCGCCGCCCGTGCCAGTGCTAGTAGATGGTGCTCCCGGCAATTTTGGCACAAATGATAACTTGGCAATCTCATCACTGGCATCTTTTGCGTAGCCATAAATTAATTTGTAAAAATCAAAGGTGTTTTGCGCAGACAATTGCTGTGCACTGTTAAGATTTGCATTGGCTCTTAATGTTTCGTATTCAATCTTTTTAATTGCTGCAATATCGTCATTGGTGCTTTCGGTTTTGAGTGCTTTCATTCCCTCTAACCGTGCACGATCTAAATCGCTGACCTTGCCTTTAAGTGCTTCGGCGATTTGAATTGCATCAATGTCAAACATACCTTGCAACTTGGTGGTTGCTGCTGCCTTTTTCATATCATCATTTGTTTTAATTGCCGCTTTGTTAAACTTTTTTATTACGGTTATATCAAAGAGCCTGCCCCAACCACCTGCAACTTCCATTTCTCTGATTCTTTTACCAGCTGCTGAGGCTGCTGTTGCCGCATCGGATAACCCCTTGCCAAGTGCATTGATCAAAGGCAATAAGACATTCCGCCCAAACCAACTATCTTGAAATGCTTTATCTGTAGAGGCAAAAAAGGTTTTAATGTAAACCGGCAAGCCTCTAAATATATCGCCAATTTTTACGCCTAATTGCTCAATAGCCAATCCAAGATCAGTGATTGAATTAGTTTTAGTAAACCCTTTTAAGAAACTAATCAATCCCTTGCCTATGTTTTCCAATGCCTTGCCTGCCGATATTTTTAAGATAGCCAACTGGCCTGCGTAAGTTGTTATATTGTTTTTGGCCGCACCGCCAAATGTTTTGTTTAGTTGTGCCATCAATGCAGCCATATCACCGGCTTTGATTGCTGCCTGATCCAACCCCGGAATTAATTTTTTTAATGCAGTTGTTTGCCCTGCAAAACCTTTGCTCAACGCATCTGTAATTGCTGCAAAATCATCGCCGGTTACTGCTGCAATGTCAGCGGCAAGATTCATTGCCTCATAAGATTTGCCAAGATCATTTGTAACCGACAAAAGTTGACCAAAAGCAGGGCGCAAATCTTGGTCAGCAATTCCTGATGATCTGCTTAACTTCTCAATAAAATTTTCAATTGGAACTTGTTGAAATGATCGGCCTAAATTATCTAAAGTAAATGACAAAGTTTTAATGCTTTTTTCATCTGCAATTGCTGCTTGTGCTGATGACTTGGCAAGGGCTACAAAACTTGCACCCATTGCTGCAAAGGTTAGTTTTCTGGCAAGGCTTGTTTTCTTAAATGATTTGCTAAGTTTGGCCAATCCTTTTTCAGCAGCTGCAACACCCTTGTTAGAGTAGGCAGTTATGATGCTGTATTTAATTGCTGGCTCAGCCATTACGCTACAGCCTTTGGCATCTTTTCGTGCGCTATTCGGGTTGCCTTAGTTATGGAAACCAAGATTGCAGCCCGTGCACGCTTTTGGTTTTTCTCTCCGGCTCTAATAACCAACCGGCCTTGCTTGCCTCTTACGGCAACGCTTTGGGCAGTAATGGCATCAATAAAATGTCTGCCTGCATCCTCATTGTAGGATTTGCTAAACTTTTTGGTTTGAGTGCGTTTGTAGTTTCCGGCTGGTGGTCTGCCGTTGGGATTTCTAGTACCTGCCACCTCATAAATCATACCCGCAGCGTTTTTATTTATGATGGTAAACAAGCTGCTAAATCCTTGTTGGCTAATTTTGGTTTTGCCTATCTTAAAACCTATGCCTTTTCTGATTGCAGCAGGGTCAAAAATTAAGCGTTCCCAAACTGTGCCCGGTGCTTGCTTTGCCCAATTGCTCAAACCGGGTGGGGTTGTGCTAGGTGCAAATCCTTGTGCATCATCTCTGATTTCACCCAATACAACTTTGATTTCTTTGTTCATTTCATCGTAAACAATACGGTGCACCTTTTTGAGTACCTGCAAAGTCTGCTCAAGTCCGACTACTTCTTTTTCGGTTGCCATCCTTGATTACCTTTGCCCTTTCCTCTAGCACTCTGATCATCATCTTGAGCATCATTGGCTCCATCCCAATAAACTCATTGGGCGAAATGCCAGTTTCACAACTTAGATTTGCAACCAAATAGGTGAGTGAGTCTTTGCCACTCAATCCCCTAAAGGGTCGCTATCTAATACCTCAACTGACTTCAGCGTTTCCAAAAACTTTTCACCAAACACTGGCACTGATTCGCCGGATCGCCGGATGGCTTCCCAACATAACCAATACACATCGCTCTGCATTTGATCCTCAGCAAACGCCTTGTGAATCCCTTTTTTCTTGTTTACTTCAAATGCATATTCAATTATTGGTGTAATTTCGTATTCTTGAATCTCACCAGTGCTGCGTGTGATTTTTAACTTAGCCATTGCCTAGCCCTTCAGGTTAGTTGTTACGCGGTTGTATCTACAACAATTGGTGAGTTGCAGGTAAAAGTAATCGATTGCATTGATAAATCCCCGACACTACCTGAAACAGGGGTAAGGTTGTTTACCAAAATCGTTGTTTGATATTAGGGATTTGTTGCGCTAATTACTGCACTGGTTGGCTTGATAGTCAAGGCAACGGTTGTGCCGTATGCAGATTGTAGTGTGGTTGCAACTTCAGCAGCTGCATAAGAGTTTAGAAAATCTAAGGTTACGCTAGAGGATTCTAGGCCTTTAACGTAAGTATGAGAGCCATTGCCGCCCATTGCGGTTGTTTCTAACTCATCAAAGGTTTGATTGATTGTTGCTGCTGTAACTTGGTCGCTGACATCAACCGAGTTGAGCGTTACAACCAAAGTATTGTTTAAGAAGGTTGTTGTTGCCATTATTCGCTTGCCTCATCTTTCTTTGGTTTTTCGGTTATCGGTTTGATTGAGCCACCCTTTATGAGTGCTTCAATGTTAGTGTTTGGATTTAAATCTGCTTCAGTAATAATTGAACCAGCAGGCTTGCCGCCAACTACACCCGCCAAAACTTTGTAATTCATTACTAACTCCAATCTGTCAATACTTCAATTGAGCAATCCATAGTCAAAAGATCACTGGTTGCAAGGTTTAAAATTGAAGGTGCGCTGAATCCTGAAATGTTAAGGGTGTATGCAGCAGCTGCAAGTTTGGCGTAAACGGCAACGGCAAAGGTTTCGATAGAATTTAGATTGCCTTGATTGTCTAAGGCAGGCACAATAATCATAATTTTGAACCGTGCAAAAGGTTGGATGCTAGATCGGGTCTGGTTGTTTGGCACAATGTAAGGATCGTCTGGCATCACAACAACTGAGTTGGCAATGGGTGCGCTAGGTGGGAAAGCGAAGGTGCTCCAAACACCCGCATTGGCCAAGGTAGTTGCCAGTGTTGTGCGTAGGGTTGTAATTGCTGTAGGCATTAACCCACCATTGAGGTTGGGGCCATATACGGAGCAAGAAGGCCACGCACACGCGCAATAAGGGTGTTGCCCATTTTAAATGGTGAGGGAACAAATTGATCGATGCTTGCACCCTGTCCAGACGGTGCTTGTCTGGCCTGCCAAATATCAACTGCGATCATCATTGAGGCTTCGCGCACTGCTGGTACGCTGGCATAAGCCGTGCCGTGATTCGGCCCTTTTACTAGGCCATAAGGCACAACCAAATGTGTTGTTTGATCGCTTGACGTTTTTGCATAAGTAAATGTGTACAAGGTATTGCCTGTGATTGTAAATGTGCCGTTAAAAGTTGCGCCTGATTTTGTAATAGTAACACTTTGAGTTGTGACAAATCCGTGCGGCAGTGGAGT